TTATCCGTGTGCAAAATATCGTTTCCTATACAAAACAACACCTTTTGGATAGAAAACCCATCAGCTTTTGAGATAATACCCCTAACACCGTTTAAAATGCGTTCTCTGGCTATTTTAACATTATATTCATCCCCTGTTTCTAAAGCGTCTGCATATTTACCAATATGAACGTCTGCTGGATTTATTACCAAAAGATGTCCCTCTTTTCGTTTAGGATATTCAATAGATGGATAAGAAGGTGAGTAATTAGAGATTAAGTCCTCAATGCTATTGAGAAAATCATCCCTTGAAAACTCGTTTGGTTTGGCAAATATTGAAAAGCGTTTGCTTTTGTACCAATAATGATGAACAGAGCCAACATCAATTCCAACATCGTTACATTCTTCTTCTAGTAGTGTTTTATTTTCTTTGTCCTGTCTGTAATCATCAATCAATCTCCACTCATCTTCACTTAGACGGTATCGTTTTTGATTTTTCATTGTTTCTTTTTTACTTTCTCAATCGAACGACCAGCAAAGTAAGCTCCGTACACGGTGATAAGTAAAGTTTGATAAATAGGTTTGTAAGCATCGTCAATCGTGAAACTTCCAACATTTCCGTCAAACATTGACATAATTACAAACATAACAGTCAAAAATATCAATGTCAGTGGTCTTATGTTTGCTGGCAGCCAACCAGCTTTTGAATCAGACTCCCAGCGTTTTGTCACTTCTTGTTGAGCTGACTTTTCACTGTCCATTAGTATTTTGTGAAATTCATTTTTTAGTTTCCACTTTTCTTCTTTTGTTGTAATGGTTTCATCTATTATTGTAGATGCTTGTTTTGAGAGCGTGGTGAATAACCCACCTAATAAGTTGTTAAGCATAGTCTTTGTATTGTATTGTGACCTCGTTTCCGAGTTCTAGTTGTTTTGCGATTAGCGGATAAATTCTTTTGTAAGCGTTTGCAGATTTGCCAATAAATCCATCCTTAATAATTATGTTGTTTTCTTGACTATCACCAACCAAAAGACAGCCAGCAGTGTGTTCATCTGTGTTTCCTTGATGAATCAAGATATATTCAAAATTCGGAACATCCATAACCTGAATCATTCCTTTATGAAAAGAAGGATATTTTTTAGAGTATCTAGCATTGAAACCACCCTCTTTTCTAAACTCTATATTATAAATGCCAGCAGGAACTCTTGTTTCTCCTTTAACCTTTAAAGCCCTTCTCTCATCCTCTAAAGTATAACAAAGAAAATTCAGCCCTAAATCTGTTTTTTCAAAAAGTAGTCCGTTTGTGGAATCCACTTGACTTGATATTCTTAAAACAACTAATTCCATTAGTACCAAATAACAATGATGTTATTGCCCTTGACCGTTGTATCTTTTTTCGTATTGTTTCCCTCCTTTGGTTCGGCTTTTGTTTTTGGAGTGGATTCCTTTTCTTTTCTTTTTGGGTTTTTCACGATGAGTGAAGTTTATTCCTTTTGCCATTTTAACTATTTTTTTTGATGAACTCTAGGATTGTGTCCATTTTGCTTTTAATATATTGCATATCTTTAGCTGCATTTTCGTGATGTTTTGAAAACTCTCCCTTCACTTCGTAAATACTAAACACAAAAAACTTGTATAGAGCATACAAACTACCAAGTAATAAAATAAGAGTTAAGCCATAGCGTTCTATAAGTTGTAAAATCTCCTCCATTATTTCTTGCAGTTTTTACAGATTCCTACACATACCATTTTAAACGTTAAATAATAAATCGTTTTGCAAATTAAATTTTTCATCTTTTATTGTGTTTACAGTTATTTAATGAAGCTAGTTCCTTTTCTAATTCAACAATCCTATCCTCACACTCATTGATAATTTTAATCTTTTTTTCTAGTCTTTTTTCTAAAACAATTATGTCTTCATCAAGTTGAGCAATTTGAGAATAAGCGATCCCCATTGTAAAAATAATCCCAACAATCCAAATAATATTCCCAACCGATAGAGTTAAGTCTTTTTGAATCATTTGTTTTTTTGGTTTTTAATCAATTTGTCTGCTGTATATATAATAGACAAAAGCAAAAGCACAATCTTCAAAAGCATTTCAACATCAGTGAATGAAATTGCAAGAGTTGTAATATTTAATGTAAGTACATCGCTGCACTCTTTCAGTAGTGTTTTCATCATATTGGTTGTTTAAACATTTCTACATCGAATCCTAAATCAGCGTACCATTCAACACCACTATTCAAAGACCCTGTTCTTTTTATACTTACAAATATAAAATCGCCTGCCGCTAAAGGATAGCCGCTAGTCGGCGTGTCCTCAACATCAAAAACGTGGTTTTGATTGTTTTGACTTGTAAAAGAAAAAGACTTTAATAAGTCGATGGTAAGATTAGTGGTTGCTCCTGTATTTGGGGTAGCAGTCCATACATTTATAACAGCATTATCACCACTTCCAGCATCACTAGATACCATACCTTTTATTTTTTTAAGATGACATGCGTAAGGAGCAACAAATACTCCAAACTGAGCCGCCCATCTATTTGGCTTGGAATTTCCGTCTGCTAATTGTGCGCCACTATTTACAGTAAATGAAGAAGTCCCAAAAGCAGAAAGATAGTCATTTCCGTTCGTTCCAGCAGTCAAGTAAATTGATTGGTGAAAATATAAATCGCTATTATTTATTTTGTCAAATGTTGCTTCTTGTGGCATCAACACCACGCTTCCAAGAGGAATGTCGTGGTCAAAAGTTGTTGAGCTAAAACTCATAGTGGTTGATTTACCTAAATCAGCAGTCAACGTAAGCTCTGTAATGGAGGATGTTCCCTTTGCAAATAAAAGAACTTTCTCTCCACTCTTAGCAACGATTTTACTTCCAGCCGCAACAGCTAAAGTTGTAATTGTTTGGTCATCTCCAGAAGAATCCTCACTCACTATTGCAAGCGAATTATTCAGAAGGGTTGTGTAATAAGTAGATACTAGCATTAGAATTCGTCAAAATTTGCAAAAAAGGCATCGTCGTCAAAAAAGTCGCTTGAACCATAGGTCTGTCCAGTAGAATCCAAAGTGATTTGAATCCATTGACCATCCCAAATTCCTTCAGCAGCATTAAAGTTAATTTCTTGAGGGACAAACACTTTTGAGCCATCAATATTAGAGTAAGCTTGATAAAATTCAAAATCCTCTCTTTTTAAAGCTCCATTAAAAACATCCGAACCAGTTTTTCTTCCAGAAAGAATCTCTTTCCCTAAAATCTTAGTAATAGTTCCCGTCACTCCATCGCCAGTAGTTAGTTCGTGAACTTGCCACGTATTGTTTGTTCCATCATCAAAAGCAGTCAAAGCTGTATTTGAATAACAAATAATTCTTGTATTACTCATGGCATTAGGACCTGTTCCGAGACCTTGCTTACTTCCTTCTAAAATAATAGTTGAAACAGAAGTCGGTTGTGTAGCGGTAAAAGTCGTTTCCGTAGCCGCCTGACCATTTACCAAGTATTTGATAAACTCGTTTGTTCCATCTGGAGTAGGACATCCCAGAGCCAACCCCAGTTGAGTAGTTGCATTAGGATAAACACTCATTGAACTACTCACATTAGTAGTAGCAGTAGTGTTTTGCATATTAACCCAAGTAAACCTTCCATAAGACTCAAAAAACAACTCTCCAGAATCAGGAATCGCATCATGTGTTCCGTCAATAGACTCTCCAGTCAAAGAAATTAAAGAGTTTGAAGCTGCATTCCCAGAATAAGAAAAGTAATCCCCATACTCTCCATTGTAAATAGTTCTTACACCTACAAAAGTTGATGAAGTAGTCCACACATAACCACTAGAAGGATAAGAGGAAATATTTAAGTAATAAGTTGTTCCGCTATCTCCTACCAACTTCAATCTAGCAAGAATTTTAGTGTCTAGTCTCTCATGAGCATAAGGAGCGGAAGTGTTCCATTGAGCCAATGTTCCAAAATAATTTGGTCTAAAAAACAAATTCCAACTTAACGAACTATTTGTTTCTTGGTTTATATCACCAAGACTCTGAGATAAAAGACTTGTTGAACCTCTGTAAACATTGCTTGTGAGAGTTCCTGTAACCCCACTGTTATTTGTCCACGTATTCCACAAAACAATAGGGTCAACCAAAAGTTGATACTTACTAACAAAATCGTATTTTAAATTTATTGCTTGAACTGGCGGTAATGTATCAAAAGTTCCTCCTCCAAGAATGTTACCTCCACTAGTTACAATATTATCATCAGCACCACTAGCAATAATCGTGTTTGCTCCTTTGTAATAACTTCTTCTATATTGTCCAGAACTCATCTGAGCAAATGAATTAACTTGATGAAATCTCCATTGCCCTTTGGATAAGAAAAGTCTAGCTCCGAAAGCGGTGCAAATTCTATCCAACATATCAAAAGAACTAATCGTTACGGATTCACCATCTTCTATCTCTTTAAAAGCTCTAAAGATTGCTCCACATTGTCTCAAAGGGTCAATATTCTGAGCGGCGGATGGCATGAAATCAGTCCACCAATTCACCATAGTTTGTAAAAATCTATCAGAAGCCCCCCAGCAAAATGAAGTCCCCACATCATTTAATAAGCAAAGTCTTATGTAGTCAACAAAATTTGTTAATTGATTAAGATTGTAAGAATTATTATCATCAACTTTAACATCTATAAGTTGAGCCAATCCATCAGTCACAGTGATTGTTGTTTTTTTACCAGCTAAATATGAAAGATTCTGATCTCTGCTAACATCACTTAAAACATTGCCGCACCAATACTCATCAAAAGAAGAGCCATCATCTGAAATCAAAACTTCTAATTGAAAACGCTTATAAGGAGCAGACTTAATATTATCAATAATAGTATCATCAGCAGAAGAAGTGTGTACGTAATCAAATGTTAATTTAGAAGGGATGACACCAGTGAAACGAGTTCGGTCTTTTGTTTGATACTCCAAATCAAAACCCCTATCGCTCAAAAAGAAATCGGTAGATGTTCCACTATATGTAGAATCGTAAAGATTTAACTTGAAATACTTTCCGAAATCGTTTTGAAATAATGATTCTTTAATTAAGCCCATTAGTAACCTCTTGTTCTGTTTCTGTTTCCTTTTGCTCTATCGCTTGCAAGTAATATATCCGCACCGCTTATTTTTCCAACAACCTCAACTTGACCACCGCCAGCATTTCCAATCATTCCTTGTAATTTGTCGAGTGGCGCAATTACCTCTGGATTGCTCATTGAAGTTCCTGGTCCTTCTCCTACCATTGCAATCGTGGCACCTGTAACCATTCCCCCATCTGCGAATCCAAATAGTTTTGGTATCCCTTTTAATCCTCCAATGCTTTTAAATCCTAACTTTGTTCCTAATCCAGTACCACCAAGCAAAGCATTTAAAACAGCCATTGCTGCTATTTGTGCCGCTATTTGCGCTAAAGCTCTTTTTGCATTATCTATAAACACTTTAAAAAATCCGCCTTGACTTGTTAAGGCAGTTGCAAATGCCTGTTCAATAGCTCCTCCGAAAGAAATAAAATTGCTATCCATTTCTTCTGTTAGTTCATTGATGTTGGTCATGAGTTGGAAGTTCTTTTGCATTTGGCTGAACCAACTTCCATCAGTTGCAAATTGTAAAGCTGGTGATGTTTGTCCTTCAGTTGGTGAAATAGGACCAGCTTTTTTTGGTTCTATTGCAGCAACCTCTTTGAATTTTTTAAACTTCTTTGTAAGGTTTTCTACTTCTTTTTCAACTTTTGCGTAGTTTTCGGCGTCAAATAAAGGTGATGTTTTCATTACATCGCCAGTGGTTGAAACCATATTTTTGAAGTTTTTAACTTCGTCTGATGCTCCTTTGAATTTCTCGATTATAAAAGGCAAAGCAGCACTCAATCCAGTTATTGCTAATGTAACAAGTCGAGCAATTGGGTTCAAAGTTAAGAACGCTCTTATCATCAATGATATAGCTGGAGAAATAAATCTAAACAACCTCAACACTTGAAAGGCAACTGTGGATAAGAAGCTAAACGCCTTCATCACTGGTCCAAGAGCAGCCGCCAAAAGTCCGTATTGAATAATGTTTTCTCTTGTTTCGGCACTCATTCCAGAAAAGACAGTGCTTATTTTATTAAAGACATTTACTACGCTTTGAGCTAAAGGGATTAAATCTTTACCAAATTGCCCTCCTAAATCTTTCAATGATTCCTGAAGCTGTCTTGTTTGATTTGCCAAGCTGCCAGAGGTTCTAGAAACGTCTCCAATTGCTTTTGTGCTTTGATTGTAAGCAATGTTAAGATTTGCAATTGCTTTTGCTTGTGTTTCTGTAACACCTTGAGACTGCATAATCTGAGCAACTTCGCTTTTATATTCGGCAGTATTTTGTCTTATAACAATTCCAAGAGCTTTTGCGGATTCCGTTTCTCCTACTAAGGCTTTTGTCAATGCTTTTGAAGCCGCAGCCGCACCACCTTCAATGTTTTGGAAGGATGCTAAATCAGCCGCCAACCTATTTACTTTATCTGACAAACCAAGAGCAGCATCTTCAGTAAATCCAAAACCGACCAACAAATCTCCAGTTGACCCCAATAAATTCTTTGATGTTTCCTCCGCTAAGAAAAACTCTTTTTGAAATGCTTGAGCTGTTTCAATAGCTTGTGATTCAATAGATGAAAAGACCGTTCTAAATTTATTGTCAGTTTCCTCTAAATCGCTGGCAAGTTTTACAGACGCTCCTCCAATAGCTAAAATTGGAAGAGTTACATTTCGACTCAAATCATCTCCAAGTCTGGACATATTTTTGCCGAACTTCTTTAACGATTGAGTTGATTTTCGTAGGTTAGTTTGAAATTCTTTGTCGTTTAATTTCAGAAAGAAGCTTAATGTTTTTCCAGCCATTAGTGTTCTATTTTATATTTTTTAACTGCGTATTCAGCAGCCTTTTTTCTTTTTTTCAACTCTAGTTTTTCATCCTTTTTCTCCCATTCAAACTTCACCAAGTCAGTTGGATTGAGTTTAGAATTTTTCTTTTTGTGTGGCTGTAAAATTAAACAAGCCAACCACCTTGTTCTTTCCCATTCAAACCTCTCTGTCATTTGGAGTTGCTCATTACGACCTCTCTGTAATAGAAAGAACTCATGAAATGTTAAGCTCCAAAACTCTTTGGGTAGTAAGCCAAAACCGTAAGCAATGGCTTCCAAATCATCCCATTCTATTTTTTCTTTTGAGGAGTTTTTTTCTCCTCCTTCTCGTTTCCCTCATCTTTGAATTTTGCAGAAAATTGTTCTCCAAATACATCAAAACACTTTTGCAGTGCTTCAAAATCTTCATCTAAAATATCTGCAATGTCTTCAATTGTCAAGTTAAAATCTTTTCCAGCTACTCTTGCTCCGTCTTGTAATCCAGCAAGTATAAGCTGGCAAGCATCATCTAAAGATATGTCTTGACCTAACTTATCAAGGTCTTGCAAACTTGTGTTTGTTCTTTTACAATAAATTCTAAGAGCGTTCATTCCGAATCTAATCGGATAGTCTTTTTTATTAAGTATTACTACTTCAAACATTTTTCGTTGGTTTTAAAAGTTAAGTTGATGGAGAGAGCCGAAGCTCAACCCCACCAACGAAATAAATTAAATAGTGTTCTGAGTCAATGCATCCGAACCTTCGATTGTAACCGAATAAGTAGGAGCATCTTCCACACCGCCTGTCATTTCTAAAGAAGTGATGAAGCCAGAGCCGCTATAAGTGTAATCTCCTGGATCTGGAGAAGCCAAGCCGAAAACAAAAGTAACTGCTGTTCTAGCCATCATTTGAGTGAATAACTCATCTGGTTCTGTATCTCCTGCCACACCTTGAAAGTCCATTAAACCATCAGCAGAAAGAGAGAAAGACTTTTGTCCTCCAATTAAATCTCTGAATCCTGCTGAATCTTTTGTGGAAACATCAATTGTGTCAACATTGATTGATATAGACACACTTGTTGAGTGCATCAATTTAGCGTTCGCCCCCCCACTCGAAGGACTAACTGTAAGGACCAAGTCCGTTCCGTTAAAAATAGCCATTTTTCTTTTTTTTAGTTGTTAATATTAGCTAATGTCTAAATCTGAAGGGGTGACCTTCTTTTTAGATTTCTTTTTCGTTGTATCTATTGCATTATTAAAGTTGAGAAAGTTTCGTACAGTTCTAGGAACTTCATAAGTTTCTCCCTTTTTATATTCGATTCCTCTGCATTCAATGTCTTTTTTTATTTTTACTTTATACATATCTTATCTATTTATATTAAATCTAAAATCCATTGCCACATAATGAATCCCATCATCTCCAAATTTATCATCGAAAACATCGTTGGCATCTTCAAAAAAACATTTGTCTATCTCCACTCCTTCAAATGTTCCGCTTTTATAATCCAAAGCGTTTCTTATTTCTGTCGCTAAGTCTTGTGCTTGAGCGTAAGTAGTGCCAAAAGAAGTTATTTGGCATCTTATATAATCATAAGTCGAAACACCGTTTTTTGTGTTGTTAGGATTTGTATCAATAATAAAATAAGTTATTGCTGGCATCGTTTCGCTGTAAGGAACTTTTTGTGGAAATATCCTTGCGCTCACATAGTTAGAAACACCAGTCGTATTTCTTAAGATAAAATATATTGCTTTCCCTATATCCATTACAATCCTTTCTTTTTAAACCTTCTATCAATAATACTTCTTAAACTTGGAATTATTGAATTTGCTACTTCCTGACCAGAACCCTTGACAGTTTTGTCGAGATACCTTTCGCCACCTTTTCCGTCTTTTCCATATTCAATATAGTACATATAACCAGTAGGAAGTTTATCACTTTGTTTACCTTTTGATTTTTTTCTAGGACCAACTCCAACAATAGGCGGTTTTCTTCTTGCTGTTTTTATGTTAAAAGTTCCGATGGACTTATATAAATCACCACTATCTTTGTGGTCTTCTAAATATCCTTTTAATTTTTTTACTGCTGGCTTTAATGCTTTTCTCATTGCTTGACGAACAATAGTTTTTGTACCTCTATCAAAAGGTAAAAGTTTATCCAAATCCTTTTGAATTTGGCGTAATTCTTTTTCATCAACTTCTAGCTTTACCATTAGTCAGTAGTTTTTTCTTCCACTCTTAATATCAATCCCTCTTTTCTTCCTATCTCCTCAATCGAACGAATGAACCAATCTTTTGAGTTATATTCTATATAATGTTTAGGAGAAATTTGTAAATCTGAACGGTAGCGGATTGTCATTTTTGCTGGACTTGTTCCGACAAAAGTATCCGCTTCATAACCTACTTTTCCCTTTTCAAATTCAAACCTTGCCCAAACCGTTGCAAGCGTTTCGGTACGATTCACCACATTTTCACCATAAGCATCTTGTGCAAAAATTATACTTTTGATAACTACTAACCTATCTAGTTTGCCTATATTCATTACCCTTGTATTCTATAAGGCATTAAAAGAAACTCTGCGGATTGTGGTATTTCTTTGTAAGTTCTATCGCTAACCGTTTGTCTTGTTTCGTAATAAGTGCCAATCATTAACAGAACAGCTTGTTTTATTGGGGCTGGAACTTGACTGGATGCAGTAAATCCAAGAGTAAAATTAACACTTACCGCATTTGGTTTGTCATAAGTACTCGGAATAGTTGCGTCAGGAGCAAAGTATACTCTTGCTGGTTTTATACTACCATCACCAAAATAATTAGAAGCAGCTAAAGTTTGTGAAGCATTGTTCTCATCTGAATAAGTAATTGAGTTTACTGTTAACGTTCTCAATGTCCCTTTTAACAAATTAAAATAGTCTGGGAACGCATCAATATCAAGAGTTAAGGTTTGCTCCATTAGAGCCAGATTTGTGTAATTCTCAGCAGCTAAAGTAGCAACACTTATAAGAGTTTCGATGTAAGTGTCATCAGTTGTAAAGGAACTATCTATCCTTAAATGTGTTTTTGCTTCTGCAACTGAAACAGGGGTTAATGTTGGTGCTGTGGACAATCTTAACTTTCCGTATCCTGTTGTGACTGAAATTCCTAAATCTGTATTTGTTATCATGTCTTTTGTTGGTAAAAATGGAGGAGAGCCGAAACCCTCCTCCAGTAAAAAAAATCAATTATGCTTCAATCAATGATGCAAAAGCAGTATCATTTTGTACCGCATCTCCATCAACTAAAGAAGTAACAATCATTCTTGTTTGACCGATTCCACCATCAGTGTAAGGGTCAACTAAGATATCAAGCCCACCGAACTGAGCGATGTGAACTTTTGAGAAATCTCCGAATAAAGCGTGGTCTTTAGTAGCACCACCACCGTTACCAACATTTGTTGAAACGAAAGCAAAGTAGCCGTTGATTGTCTTATCTCTGTTATCATATAATGGAGAAACAGAAGAAACTTGAGCAGCAGTCTTAGCAGTTGCATAAGACTTCATATCTACTAAGTAAGCCATTCTAGCACCTTCTAATTGTACTCCGTTTCCAAGAACAGTAGTTTCAAGGTCTAAAGCACTAGCAGCAGCAAAAGCAGCAGTTGAACCAGCAGCAGCATCAGCAAAGATAGAAGTAGGTGCATTAGTAACATCCCCAGTTCCTAATAAAGCAGCTTCTAAAGTTGCAGCAACAGATTGAGCCATATTTCTACGAAGTGCAGCTTCGATACCTGTGTTTTGAACTAAAGACTCAGCAGAAACATTTACGATTGAAATTAGTTTCTTTGGGCTTAAAGTTAAACCAGAAGCAGTACCATTTGCAGCAGGAGCAGAACCACCAGCTTCAGGAACGAATCCAGAGTTGATTGCGCTAAAAACTGGGAACTTCATATTGTTAACACCAGAGTAAAAGTTAGCACCAGCAGAAGCTAAAATTAAGTTAGCTTCTAATTGGTCAGTCCAAGCCATTACGTCTGTTGCGTTTCCAGCAGCAGTACCAACAGCAGCACGAGTCAATACAGCAGAAGGAATAGCGATACCCTTGAACGATTGTCCAGTGTAACGAGCTTCGTTTCTAGCTTCCTGGTCCATCTCTTTTACAAGACCTTCCAAACGACCAGTGTAAGCAGCATTCATAGCTTCTTGGAAAGAATACTCACGAACTTCCTTCGGAGACTCAGTTTCCGTTACTGGCTCAGATTGAGCAGCTTTATTTGCTTGCAATGCTTCAAATGAAGCAGCACGTTTAGCCATACCCTCTAAAGAGTTAGCTTTTTCATTTAGAGAATCGAATTCTGTTGTTTCTGAATCTGTAAGCTCACGACCTTCAACTTTCGCTGAGTCGACAATTGCTTCCATTTTCTCAACTGCAACAGAACGTTCCTCTGTATAGAATTTAGATGTTTTCATCTTTTTTCAGTTTTAAAAATTAAAATTACTTTTTATTTATGATTGACAAACGCAACTCAGCGAGAGAGCGTTTAGTTAAATCCAGTTCTTCCTTCGACCTCTCTTCCTTCTCTTTTTCAAGGTTCTCTTTCATCACCTTTTCTTCTTCTGTTTTTTTCCATTCTTCCATAGAACGAAGTGCAACAGATGCTTCTTCGTATGCTGGGTATGTAACCGCGCTTACATCGTATAAACGAGAAACCTTGTTTATAGTTCTTACATTCATTCCGTCTCTCATTTCCCAAGAATCATCTTCAACAACAAATGCAAAAGAACTTTGATTGATTGTTCCGTTTCTCATTAACTCTACTAAATCACGACCTACAAAAGCACCTTCTGCAATAATCTCTCTAAAACCACCAAGCTCATTTGAAAGAGTATTGAACACGCTTCCGTAACCAACAACAACATTATCATCACCTTCTTGTCTAAGCTCTAAGTCTTGAACATTGAAAGTTCTTATTTCTTTATTAGGATTTGAACGATAGCCCATTGGCTTATCTTCTTCTTCGTGTCCTTCGATGTGGTCATTTTCTTCCATAATGTTTATGTCTTGTGTCATTGCTTCTTTAATTTCATCGTGAGAATTGAAAGGCATATAATAAGTAACACCGTCAAGAGTGTGTTCGTGATGTCCTTCTCCTCCCATCTCTTTTGCTATTTCTTCTGCTTCTTCGATGGTTGTGTAAAGTGGCATCTCGATTCCATCTGTAATCATTGTACCGACTATTTCTCTGTTTTCTTTTTCCATAACTATAATAAGTTTTTCTTCCATCTCCTCCCTAACTGGATGATTTGGAGGAAGTAAATCAGTATCGTGTTTGCCGCCTTGAAACCTTCCTTTTCTTAATGCAAAAAGAAAAGAGTTTACTCTAGCGTAGCCCCATTGTTCTGGGCTTCCAACATTTGGGCGAACACTTTGAGGGTTTGTCTTATAAGCTCCAATCCCTCTTTCCATAACCGTTTCTAAAGTCTTTAGTGTTACTCTTGGATTCCAAGCAACATCCAAATCTTTTACTTCTTCGTTGTGTTCTTCGACTTTATTTTCAAGAGCTTTCATCACAGTTTCGTTCAACTGCTTTTCTTCTTTTTTACCCTCTAGCTTTTTTGTCATTTCTAAAATAACATCCTTCATCCCTTGCTCTCCTAGAACTCCTATTGCTCCCCATTTCATTTGAGCAACAACCCCTCCAATGTTTGATAAGTTCGGTTCGGTGTCCCCTTCAAATTGCTTTCCGTCTTCAAAATGTCTAGCAACCCACGCTTCTCTTTCTTTTATCCACTCTAAAACACTAGGGCTTTCATCTCCATCTCTTGCTCTATCCCACAGCTTAAAAGCTTCATTTCCTCTTATGTTTCCTCCAGCTTTCCAAATCTCTGGAGTTTGTTCTTTTACATTAGAAGCGAAATCAAAATCAAACTGTGGATGGTTTGAGTTTCTAAGACTAATCTTTTTATCCTCTCCTTTAGTTGGAAAATCAGTCATTGTCTTCTTCTGTTGTTCCTATCGGTGCAAAGTTCAACGGGAAATAGTGAACATCTCCTTCTTCACCGATTCGATTAAGTTGTTCTGCCTGCCTAACCTCATTGATTGATAAAGCACCAATCTGCATCATCTCACGATAGTAAGTAGCTCTAGCATTACTATCCCCTCTCAATAATCCTTTAGTATCAAACTTAACCTCATACTCTCCAAACTCATTATCTCTAAATAGCTTGATATTCATTTCTTGTTCTAACTGCACTAAGTAAGGAGTCAAAGTAAAGCGAACAAAGTCAGTTGATAGTTGTTCGATTGAGTTGTGATTCGCTGACTTCTCTAAGTGTCCTATCAATGAAAGTGGAGTTCTAAATATCCTAGCTATTTCCTCAACTTGGAATTGTCGTGATTGAAGCAACTGCTTATCATTAGCACTTATTGAAATTGGTTTGAAGTCCATTCCTTGTTCTAAGATTGCAGTCTTGTTTGCATTATAAGGGCCTTGATGTCTTGAGTTCCAAGAGTTTCTCAATCGTTGTATTTGTTCATCTGTTAACTTGTGGTCTGTCTTTAATACTCCAGCCACTTGAGCAGATTGTCCAAAGTATGTTGCTGCTGTTATGTTAGCACCCAAAGAAAGACCGATTGTGTCTTGTTGCATTTTAAGAACTGACTTTCCTTTTTTACCATCAAACCCCGTACCCATAAAGTGAAGTATATCAGTTTGAGGAATCGGTTGCTCAAAGTCAGCGTGCTGATAAAATAAGTTTCCTTCAAAAGGAATCACATCTACTTTATCTGGATTAAGATAAATTAAACCAGTTGGTCTTGCGCTTCCGTCTCTTTCGATTAAGAAATAACAATTCCCTTCAAGCAACAAGTTTGTCATTGCTACCGAAAAAAAGTTGTAAGTCGTTTGATATTGATTAGGTTTTTGAATCAATTTAGAAACAGGATGCGCCTTATCCATCTTTCTGTCTCCATCTTCTTCAATCCTATAAGTGTGTATAGGTAGTGAACCTATTGATTCAGAGATAACACGGACACAAGCTAGAACAGCCGAGAAAGAAAGTGCAGAGTTTTTGTCAACAGCAACTCCAGAATTTGCGCCAAATAGTGGAGAGTTGACTTTTAGAAAAGTGTTTCCGTTATCTCTTTTTTCTGAACGGAGAAAATCAAATAATCCCATAAGTAAAAACTATACTACAAAGATACAAAACAGTTCCCTAAATAAACACGAATCCTCTATCATCATAAGGGTTTTCATCTGTTGTGTTTCCGTTCATATAAGAACCCAAAGCCATTACAAGAGCAATCATTCCGTCTATCTTTTCTGTTGACTTTGCTTTGTCCATTTTGATATTTCCTGCTGGGTCTGTTTTCATTGCTAAATTAGAACACATCCATCGAAGCACTTTGTTACCTCCGTGATTCAATTCCTTAGCAAGCACAATCTTTTCAAGTTCTTTTGTGGGTGCGCTCATAGATGCAAAACCTTGACCAAATGGAATCATTGGAAGTCCATCATTCACTAAGTCAATAACTAACTGACTAGAGTTCCAACGGTCGTAGGCTATCTCTTGGATGTTTACAACCTCAGCAATATCTTTTATTCGTTCTTTGATGTAGTTGTAATCGGTGACATCTCCTTCTGTTAGTTCCATAAGATTCTCCTTTTCCCAAGAGATGTAGTCAACACCATCTCTTCTACTTCTAACAAATGCAGTTTCTTTTGGTGTCCAAAAGTATGGTAAACACACTAGCTTCTCATCTATCTCTGCTAACAATACAAGACACGAAACATCTCGGACACTAGCTAAGTCAAGACCAGCCCAAACTCTCTGACCTCTGAATTGTTCAAGTGTTACTTCTTCAAAGTTGCACTCCATCCATTGCACATCACTTAACCATTTACTAGCAGAACTCATCCATTGATTAAGATGCAGCATTCGAAAGGTGTTCTCATAACTTGGCATCTTAACAGCTTTCTCTTGCTCTCTTTTAAGATAATCTAATTTAACGACACCAGATTCAAGAGCTGGGTTTGCTAGTGTCAATGCTTCTTCACTATCCCACTCCACATCCATAGGACACGCAAACTTCACATAGTAAAAACTCGAATCCTCTATCACACCCTCTGAAACTTTGCGACCATAATCTTCAGTCTTGTAACAAATGCTTTCTCTATTGTAACCAGCAGTTGTGATTGCAATAGTCAAGGGCTGCCTTCTAGCACCTACCGAAGTTGTTAGAGCATCCCAAAGTTGTGCATCTTTCTGAACAAAAAATTCATCCATACAAACGAACGAAGCGTTATATCCAAACTTAGAACTTGCTTCAGCACTTATTGCTTTAAATGCTGAATTACTTTTTTCGTGGATTACAGAGCTTTTAAAAACCTTTAGATTGTTATTGAGTTGTTGGTCTGAGCGGACCATTGAAGAAGCCACCTCGAAGATTATATTTGCCTGCTGTCTATCACCAGCAGCAACATAACATTCAGCCGATGGCTCACCATCAGCACACAACATATACAAAGCAATTGCAGAAATAAGAGTTGACTTTCCGTTCTTTCTTGGTAAGCAAATGTAAGCAGTCCGAAACCTTCTCAAATCTGAATCACGATATTTCCAACCGAATAAATCTCTGACAATCTTTTTTTGGAATGGCTCTAGTAGAAACGGCTTACCGCCCTTCTCTCCTTTAATGTGCTTGATGTGTCTTTCAACAAAAGCCACCACCCTATCAGCAGCAGCTTCATCAAAATAAAACTTATCACATTCCTTAAGTTTCATATCAAACGAAGTTGAGCTTGATGGTTTTTGATTCTTTTGATTGCATTGTCAAAGTATTCTTTGTCGAGTTCATATCCCGTTAAATCAAATCCGAGATTGTGACAAGCGATAGCAATCGAGCCACTTCCTAAATGAGTATCTAATATCTTGTCCCCTTCATTAGCGTAGTTTTTTAATAGCCATTCATATAATGAAACTGGTTTTTGTGTTGGGTGTATTTTAGTCCCTTTGTTTTTGTAAGTGCTATATTTATAAAGTTTAGCTACTTTTTTAAAAGAATGCCAAGCAAACTCACAATCACTAAAACTCATTCCTTCTGGGCTTCCTTTATCCCATATACAAAACCCATAACAAACCCCCAACTCAAAGTAATTACCCCCCCATATTATTTGGTTCTTTGATACTCTTTTTAGCTCATCAAAGTATTCTTTTGTAGGTGTTTCTAAATCCCAGTTTTTAGCGTTAAAACCTCTCCTTTTTTTATTGCAGTGTTTAGGTTTGTTTCCTGCTCCCATATTCATATTAGCTAAGTCTATCCCATAAGGAGGATCAACAATAGCCAAGTCGAACTCATTGTCTTTCATCAGCTTCATTGCTTCCAAGCAATCTCGGTTGTGTATTTTATTTATATCCATTATCCAAAGAAATTAAAATCGTCAGTCTTTTCTTCTTCTTGGTCTGGCATATTAAGTGAAGCTCTGTCCGCAGGACTGAATCCAAACTTGCTTGCAAGTTTTATCGCATTTTGTAATGCTGCTTGAGCAATCTTATATTGTGGAGCTATCTTAGAAGCCCTCAACTTACCATCTTTATCATAAGTGCGTTCTGTAAACTTACCATTCATCTCATTCATTATTCTATGATAAGTGCCAATCTCAAAACAGTAAGCAGATAGAATAGATAGGTCAACTATATGAAGCATCTTAATCCTAGACAGTTCGGTAGTTGTAACATCCCATTCCTTCTGAGCAAACTCATCAAAATAATTCGGAGCAGCAGGCAACTCAACAACTTCTGCAACTTGCATCTCGTTGGGGATTTGTCGGCAAGGTTGAAGAGTGCCTTGAAGCTCTTTTATTTTTGTTGGTTTTTTTGGTCTTGCCATATATCTATATCTAGTTCCCCACTAATTTGCTTTAGTTATGCATATCAAAAATCAGAAC